CCGACGTGAAATCGCTGATCTCGCAGGGCTATTTTCACCTGCACCTATGTGCACTACCCGCTTAGGCGGACTGTGGACGGCCGCAGTGAGTAGATGGCAGAGTAACACCCCGAATGGGATACTGAGAAACGCATGATACACTGTGAGACGAGGTGGTAGAACCAGGGAGGGACGATGGTTGGGCTGTATTGCTAGCAACGCAGCCCGGTAAACCGTTGCCGGCGATCTGGAATATCATCGATAATCTTCGTTCGGAATATTTTGTGTTTACTACGCATTAAGCATGAATCTACAACAAATTGCAAGCTCCTCAGTTCTTTCGCCTTTGTCTCAGGTCGTCCACAGCAGATCGGCTGCCACTGTGGCCGACAATAAAAAGTTCCGCCATTATGGCGCAAACTTGGTCGCGCGCTCCCAGGTTAAGGGCGTGAACCAATCGAACACTGTAAACATACAGTATCGAGTTGGGTTGGGCGCTACTGACCGAGCTGGCGCACTGAGGGTACCGCCAGCCGAAAAAGCGGTCAGTCAGCAGTTCCGCCCGAACGAGGTAACCGCGAGTAGCGTTACAGCTCTAGCGCGGAAATACTCTAACTTCACTGGGCAGTTCGAGCGTGCAGACCTGTCTGGCATTATCGCGAGGCTGGCTCAGTGCGTCGGAGTGTACGCGCTGACAAAGAAGCTCTCATTCAGCGAATTAAAAGGCAGCGCGCCAACCGTGCTGCGCACTCTCGCTGTAATGGATGATCCGGTTGCGGCGACCCCGCGCACAGTATTCATACCGCGTGTAACGTCTGACTCGCTCGGTCCGGACGTATTCAGCGCACTTGTTGGTGCGGCGAACGCATGTGGTGCAAGCGTGGTAACTGACGTTTGCAGTGTCGATGCTAACAATAACGCACCGTTATTGCGAGCTCCAGCTGATGGAATGTTGGCAGCGGCGTGCTGGCAGGGTATAAGGCTGCTATTGGCCATGTACGACGAGAGTGATGCCGGCGCGATCGCGTCTTACGCGTTCTACGCTGGCGTGCACCGTGCTATGACGGTTGTCGGGCACAGCGACGAGGGCGCATACGTAAGAGACGTATGGCGTGCAAAAAGTTTTGCCGTACCATACGGGGGGATTTACTGTGCTAACGTAGCAACGTTCGTCGGCATGCCGATGCCGGACGTTACGGATTTTAACACTTTCGCCTCCCTGATGGACGGGGCTGCATTGCTCTCGGCGGGGCTCGTCGCAATGTCTGACCCGCTAATCCAGTATAGGGGGCAAGTGTACCCGACGATTGTGGCGGCGCGCAACATCCAGCCAACTGGGGGTAGAGGTGCGCCATCTGAGTCGAGCTACTCGCCCGACTTAACTACGCAGGTAGCGGCGGGGTGCTCAGTATTCTGTGGCGCCTACATCGCGAATCTTGCGCGGTCCCTAATGGTGGGCGAAGGCGGGGCGGATATGGCGTGTGCGCACATGGAAGCATGTTTCTCCGACCTTGCTGGATCGAAAAACAGGCACCTCGAAGTTGCGGTGGCAGCCCCGTTCTATTGGGTTGAGCCGACAAGCTTGATCCATGATGCCTCTGTGTATAGAAGCAAGGCACAGGATTGTGGCTACGGAGTGTACGCGGGAACGGAGCGGCCTGGGGCTGTGCCTTACTTCGAGAAGCTACTCGTAAAACGTGAGCATAGCTGCGTCGAGCACTGGTTCACAACTTGGCGTACGGCTCGAACGTGCGGGGCGGTGTTGCTGCACCGTTATAATGCTCTCGACGGCCTGGGTGCGCTAATACCACGCCAAGCTGCATATGACGGCTTTGCGTTGAGAGGAGGGCCGTCAGAAGACATAGGAGATTCGTTCCGCAGGAGTGCGCCGTTGAGCGATTACTTATGGGAAAGAGGAGATGCTGGCGTGCCTGCCCCCGCAGAGCTAGTCTACACAGGAGAGGCAATAGCCTTCAGTGCGGTCAAGCAAGTGATGGACCCTGACACGTACAACGTCGTGGAGGCTAACCTCAAAGGCGGGAATGATCACGGGGACATGGTGCATGTGATGGTGGGCACACCTCAGTACATGCGCTTGAGCGATGTGGGCACGCGGACACCCAAGGTGATCCGAGGACGAACACTTGCAGCTGCATCGCTGGCGGCGACAAAAATAGGAGCCTTGAGGCAGGTGGACCTGGCTACAGGTGGCGAGGACCTAGCAATCATCGGCGAGTCTCCGGTGGCATGGTTGGTGGCAACCGACGCGCCTGTAGTGAGTGGCGTAGAGGTCGGGTCTGTTGAAGTTGCGCCACCCAGGGCAACGAGTCGTGGGCAACCGGCCGCACGAGTCACCCAAATGGCAGCTGACCATTACAGACAGACGCGCCCTCCCGCAAGACAGGAGGTGAGACTGACGGTTACGCCGCAAACCGCAAGTGAGGAGTCGGCGGCTGTGGTGAGTGAAGAAGCGCTGGCAGCCGCAGACATTGCTGCCCCTACATTGCAAGCAGGTGGGCCAAGTAGTGCTCCCCCTGCTCAACAATGAGTGCTGTAACGGCACTGGAGAGGATCCGGGATAGGAGCCTCTCTTTAGGTAGGATAGGTGCGGCCCTGCGTCAAGCCGTACCGGCAATAGATGCTGATTTCCCGAACTGGGGCTTGGCCCGGCAGTATGCGTATGTGTATGCATGTGCTGGGTCTGGCAACTATGTTGGGGCAGCAGCTACTTCATTGCTGTGTTGTGATGCCACGGTTCAGGTTGCCTACAAAGCTGAACTGTGCGAATGGATAGTTAGGAACGGGTACGGGGAAGTTGACCATGGGCGGTATACCAAGACGGTCAATGGATGGACTGATGGGGCGCTGCCACCCGCCGACTGGGTAAGAGTCAAACCACACCCAGCAGCAGCGTCAAAAACAAATGTATACTTTCGCGAAATGATGAGGTCGGCCAAAGCCTATGCGCCTGCGGTATACACGAACGCAATCAAATGGCGCAACCACCTACATAAAATGACAAATGACCAGGCATGTGGGGCCATGCTGTACGCGTGCGGTGCCGCGAAATTCTACGGGTGGGACCTGGCAATGCGCGTAGCAATTGGGTCGATAGAGGAACCCGACACGGCAAAGGCAATTGGGGCTGCAATCAAAGCACTGGGGCAGACTGTTGAGATTGCTGGAGCTGTACTGGCAGAGACAACTTGTCTGTTAGGGCGCGGGGTCGCCGATATCGACGTACGCGCAAAGGCACTAGAGCGTGTGGCTGGTCACGGGACGCCCTGCCCGCAGCTTTTTGATGACGAAGTACTGCGCGCCGCGATACGGGAACTGCTAGCGGACGAGATCGACCTAGGCAAAATCAGAATAAGCGGTGACGACGAATTCTGGGATTCCCGATGGGCATGGTGCGTAAACGGCTCGCATTCTAAAATGGTGGAGCGCCACGATAAACGCTGGGCAGTACCAGTAGGCGGCCAAGTGCACCGGCGTGTCGCGATAGAGAATTGGACCGAGAACCCGCTGGCCGCGTGGGACGGATACGTGTACGTCTCACCAAGCGCAAAGCTAGAGCACGGGAAAACGAGGCTGCTCCTGGCGTGTGATACGGTATCATACATCAATTTCGAGCACCTGATGCAAGCGGTCGAGCCCGCCTGGAAAGGGAAAAGGATAATACTTGATCCCGGGAAGGGAGGAGCTATGGGTATAGCGAGGCGCGTTAGGAACATGGGTGAAGGAGCCTGCTACGCGGCACTGGACTACGACGACTTCAACAGCCAGCACACACTGACAGCGCAGCAGATATTGATAGAGGAGACATGTAGACTGATAGGCTACGATAGCGAACGGACAGCCCGGCTGGTGGGGAGCTTTGATAAGATGATAGTGTGTTACGGCGGTAAGGATCTAGGCAAGGCACACAGCACGCTGATGTCAGGGCACAGGTGCACGACGTACATCAACAGTGTACTGAACGCGGCATATATTAAATGCGCGAGCGGCAGGCTGTTCAGCAGCTTGAAATCAATGCACGTCGGAGATGATATAATTGCAGCTTGCGCTGGACCGAACGAGGCAGAGGAACTGTTGCGCTACACGCAGGCGACACAGTGCAAAATGAACCCACTAAAGCAGAGCATAGGAATCGTGTCCGGCGAATTCTTGCGAATGTCAATAAGCAAGAAACATGCATGTGGATATTACGCGCGGTCAGTTGCTAGTGCTGTAAGTGGCAACTGGACGTCAGATAGGTCGTTGTCGCCACCTGACAGGCTGCGAACGATGATCGTGCAAGCGCGATCGTTGATAAATAGGTGCGGCCTAAATGAAACGGTGGCGCTACTATTGGTGCATGCGGCTGCGAAGCGGACCGGAGTCAAACAGTCGCTGTTACGGCGGCTATTAACTGGGGCGATAACATTGGGGCCAGGACCAGTCTATATGGGCGATAACACTATACGGGAATATGAGTATATTGACACGAAGCGGCGAGAGGAACGTGAGTCGTATCGAGAGTATGGATGCAGAGCGACAACGGCGTACCTAACAAACGCCATTACTGAAGTAGAGAGGGTAGCACTAACTGCGGCAAACGTCTCAGTCAAGAATGCCATGGTAGAGGCATCATATATGAAAAGCCTCGCCGCGCGCACTGACACGTCAAGCACAGTTGGTGGGTACAATCTCAAGTTCAGCCGGGCGTACAGGTTGCCGGGATCATGCACTGCACGCGAGGCGCTAGGTCACGATAGATGGACTGGAGTATTAGGCAAGTACCCAATCTTGCAGCTCGTGCGACAGCGCCTGCCCGTATCAATCGTACGCGAGCTAGTCAAAACGCTGGCACCTAAAATGCACAACGTGCCATTGGAGGTGGCTGCGTGGGGCTACGAAAGCTGTGGTTACAGACTAGTGGGCGTGCTGCCATACTCTGACGCGGCTG